TAAAATTCCCGTTTTCATCCCAAACAGTCAAAACTAATCGCTCGCCTGTTAGTTTTTCAGCAAGAGCCGCAATCGCATTAAAAATAATTTCAAAATTTTTATTTTCCATATTCTAATTATATCACATCATAATTCTATTTTTTATTTTATCCCGCAATATTCAAAGCATTCACTTCTTTAGCCTTTAAATGCTTCTGCCAATAGCCACACCAAGCTTTACTTTGGGTCTTCTTTAAAGCTCTTGAAGTAATATCTTCGTAAATCGACCTGTTATCTTCCCTGCAATTATCTTCTCGATAAGCCATTTCATTTGCATAAGCGGCAAGGTAATTGCCTGCAAAATGATGATTAATACCAAATTCGGCTCGACGCATACGGGAGAAAAAGCTTTCGGCTTGATTAGTACACGCTCCCGTTTCTTTATCGTAATATTGAACACTGTGGTTGATCTGCTTTCGCAATTCAGTCTCGTAAGGGGTGTTCATTTTATTTTCTCCTCATAACTTCAATTATACCTTAAAAAATTCTGATTTTTTTATTAAATCAAGGTGCAACTGCTACATAATGGCGAAAATAACTATTGACTAATCCTAACAATTAGGTTACTATAATTTCAGTTGAGCAGTTCAGCTTATTAAAAGGAGAAATAAAGTGAATTTTAACAACTTATTTGAAAAAGCGCGACGGATTGACAACCTATATCAAAATGAACTTATCCGGGAGTTTGGGAAAAAAGCCCAAGACTATCGATATGATGTTAGGTATAACAAAAGCACGCCGGCACTAGCGGCCTATGCCGATGCTTCCCGAGCTGCTAATGATGAGGTTTTGAGTTTTGTGCGGGCCACCCCGGATCTAATCTGATTTAGGTATAAGGAAATAAAATGAAAAACTTTAAAGATGAAAATATTGAATACAGCTTACGACAAAAAATCAATAGCAGCTTGGAGCAATGGGAAAAGCGCTACGAAGATGGACAAACAGCATGGGTAACTGTTAGAACGCCAGTTTCACGCGCAGGGGTACAATAAGACATAATCGAAACAGCATCTAAGCAAAGGAGAAGCAAATGGCATCACTAAGACAAATTGAGAGGGAGTTACAGGAAGCGCGATTGCTCAAAGCGATTCTGCTCATGACACCCGAGCAGAAAGCCAGGCTCGATGAGGCCTTCCGCCTTGGTCAAAAAGCGGCTGAAGTCGCCACCCCTCCACCGCCGGCACATTGTCCGAAAATGATAGAGTTGCTCGGTCAGGTCGCCGTCCCTTTCAACCATCCCAATTTTGGGGTGCAGACGACTCAGATTTTAGAAGCGTGGCGCGCGGGCTGGGAAGAGGTCGTGTATGAATAGCAAAACGGTAAAGCATTGGTGCGCCCAAGCTACAAGAATCGGCGCCGAGGCTGCAAGAGCTAAGAAGATTGCAACGTTGATGCCTGAGTTTAGGGAGGTACTGGAGGAGGTCTCGAAGCATTGGGGCCACCCTCGCTTTCGAAGTAGAATATGCTTTTTATATGCAAGAAGAAGCTGTCGAGAATGGGGATTTAATATGAATTTTACAGTAATACATTACCCGCCAGCGCCAGCTTGCAACTCTTACCAACAGCACAGGAGATAATATGCCGAATTTACAATATGAAATTGAAAACTTAAACAAACGAGTGCAAGAACTTGAACAAAAACTAGCAAGTCCTAGCTGGATAAAATCAGAATCCGCTCGCCTGGCAGGTAGTAAGACAAGCGAGGCTAAGTCATTGACATCAAAAGAGAATGGAAAGCTGGGGGGGAGGCCTAAGGGCACAAAATCCGGTGAGAATGTTCGCCCACAATCTTGCAAGTACTGTCAAAGAGTTTTTTACCGTGCGGGTAAGTGTTCGTTGTGCGACAAATGCCAGTTTGAATTTCCTGAAAAAATAACTCAACATGAAATAAACATTGACGTAACCTAACAATTAGGTTACTATAATTTCAGTTGAGCAGTTCAGCTCACATAGAAAGAGAGAATAAAATGTCAATTCAAGCAATTTTTAATAAACAAGCACTCGAGAGACTCCCAATGACTTTAGAATATATAAATAATCAAACAAAAGAAAGGGCAGCTCACCATCGCTATGTTGCACTACGACATATAAGCAATCTTGCGCGAAGCTTAGATGAAATCGAGGCCGATCGTGGGCATCTAAAATTTGAAGATCATGAAGTCCTATGTCATTTGCAAAATTTAGATGAAAATAATGAAGTCCCTCCCATGGCTACTGAAAAATTATATTTGGCTGAAAGATAGTTTTATGGAATTAATTAACTGGTCAGCGTTCGGAAAATTACTCGTAATGCTAAGCGCGTCAACATATTTTGGACTTTGGAAAAATTCATGGTTAGCTTTTTTTGCGATGTTTAACTTTCTATTATTTTTTCAAATGCTTAGCAAATTTTGATTTAGGCTTAAAGAATTAATTATATGTATAATTTCATAGAGTACCAAACAAACTTTATTTATTTTTTACTTGCCATTTTTGCAGCTTGGGGACTATTGAGCTCCATGTCAGTGCACTTCAAGAAAGTTTTGCGCCGGAAACGGCTTCAAAAAGTCAATTAGCTTCTCTCCTAAAATCTATCCTCCCTCCTTACCCTGCCTCGGCAGGGTTTTCTTTTATTTAAATTACTATTGTGTATATATAGTACATAAGAGACAATATATACATGACAACTACTATAAAAATATCAGAAGAAACTATGCTAGCACATCATAAAATACAAATTGCACATACTGATTTAATTCCTAGGCTGCCCCAGCATTGGGTATTGCTCGAATCTGGAGAAAGTGTTAGTCAGGGTGTGTATGAGCTACGCTTAGAGCTACATATTAAAAGTGGTGTTGATTTTTTCAGAAAACTAGGGCGATATACAGAGTATGTTAAATAATTGTTGACTATATTCTGTATAGTATGTACAGTGGGCAAATACTGAACTCATAAATCTAGAAAAAAGGTAATATAGGTTATTATAATTAAAGAAAGCAATTAAGCTTCTAAACCAGAGGAAAATAAAAATGGAAAACATTAAAGCACAAATCGAAAAAGCAGTAAGTGGCAATTGCAAAGACGTTGTGGCTCTTATCAAAGCTAGCTTAAAAGCTCGTACAGGCCGTAGCTGGTCGGTAAAGATTGATAGCGGTTCTGCTTATGGCTGGTTAACCATTGCTTCGATGCCTAAAGACTTTAATGAATGGTCAATGAAAGACGAAGATCGTAAAGAATTAGCTACTGCTTTAGGGCTTGATTATGTTCACAACCAAGGCGAAAAAGTTCCTCCTCAAAGAGATTTCTACCGTGTTGCTTTAGCCCGTGCAATGACTGGAACAGATCTTGGCTATACAGCCACACCAAATTGGAATAATTAATATAAGGATTATAAATATGACAAAACACACCCCTAGCCCCTGGAAACTTGAAGGCACTATGGTTTATGCTTTAGAACATCATGGCTGGAAAAATGGCAAGGAACAGGTAACAAATCGATTTTCAGCCTGCCTTCAAAAAGGCCCTACTATTTCTAAAGAAGAATTAGAAGCCAATGCCCAAATTATGAAAGCTGCGCCTGACCTTTTTCAAGCATTGAAAGACCTCACTAAGTCCGTACAGGCTTGGAATGAATCAGTTGAACAGATCATTGGACGACAGCCAGGGGCTAATTTTCCTCTTGATCATGCCAAGGGCGAAATTTGCGAGAAAGGCTCGAAAATTATCATACAGGCGGAGTGATGAACTATTTAGACACTGAATTTATAGATCCATATTCAAAATTAGATATTACAATAAAGAAAAAGAGCGAGTTTGTCCTGCCGAGCGAGTATTTTACAAACTCCGAGCATGCTGTAGCGTGTTTGCTCTATATGATGCGGGCATTAAAATTAGACTACGTCATATATTGTTCCGGTAGTATCATTGAAAACACCAAAAGTTGTTCACTACTAGTCAGCTATTGGGATGATGCTACTGATATAAACTATCAAGAACTTGCGACTCTTATATATGAAGAACTTTTAACCAAATTTTTAGGGGGCTTATGATTAACTCATTTGATCGTGCGTTGAATTTTGTGCTGAAATGGGAAGGTGGCTACGTAGATCATCCCCAAGACCCAGGGGGGGCTACGAATCGCGGAGTAACACAGTCTGTCTATGATAGTTACCGTGAGCGTAACAATAAATCTAGACAAAGTGTTAGACAACTTACAGATAACGAGATGCATGATATATACAAAAAGGAATATTGGGATAAATTGCAATGCGATATTCTGCCCCCCAAATTAGCCATTGCTTTGTTTGACTGCGGTGTAAACACGGGAAATAAACGAGCCATCAAGCAATTGCAAGGCGTATTAGGAATTGCTGTAGATGGACGGGTAGGCGATCAGACCCGACAAGCCTGGCAGACCGCCGATGGCACTGCAATTGATAAATTTATGCAGGTGCGGCGTGAATATTATGTAAATCTAGGTAAAAATTATAAATTTAAAGTATTTTTAAAAGGCTGGCTCAATCGATGGGTAGACTTGGCACGGTATTTGCAGTACATGGGGTAGGCAAGAGGCAAAAACTCAGAATTGCCTTACTAGAGTAGTGGGGAATTTTCCGGTCACTGCTTGACATAAATGTATATTTCATACATAATAGTAAAGATATACAAAAAAGGGGGGAAAATGTCAAGTAGTGATGATATCCCACGCGCTTATATTGATTTATGGATGGTAAATCCTGTAGATCCTAATATACCTAGAGAGTGGCGGGGCCAAATTTTAGAATCATTTCGTAAATGGATACTTAATAAAATGTTACTCCTTACTTACACCGATATAAAGGAAAGTAAAGGAGCTATATTAAGAACTACAATTAAGTATCTAGAAAGCAAAGGTTTTGCAGAACATTGTAAAGCCATAAATTATGAACCTGATCAAGTACGTGAACATTTACGTAGCTTGTATCATTTGAGAAAGGATGTCAAGTGAAAATATTTGTACATGCGGATATAGATGGGATGTTTAAAGTATATAAAAAGCCAGGAGGTACAGTTGATTGTACAGCCCCAAACTTTCGCCCTCCGCAGGGGTTTACGCCGGTAGTATTTTTTAGCGAGGAAGCTGCACGAGCAACTTATCCAAAAGATGAGGTGATTGTCGCGGGTCCAGGTTTGCCCCGCAATGAAACTATAGCCCCCCCTGTTTCAGATTCTCAATTGCTAGCCGAAGCTAATAGATTTCTAAGCCCTTCCGAGCAAGCTGAGTTTGCTAATGTATTGAAAAATCAAGGTGGCCAGGGTTTTCAATTCGCTCATATTACACATACACAAGAGGGTAATACACAAAGTACAGAGAGTATAGAACATGTAACTATGTCTGTAAGCCACATAACTGTTCTGTATTGCAAGATGTTAGCAAAAGCAACCACTGCTAAGGGAAATTCAAAAAAGTTACTCCTAGAGTATTCTCGCGGGTTTAAAGAGGGTGTGCTCACGTGCCATGCTGACATTGCTAATGTATTTCTAGATATAGAAAAGGATTTTAGCATTGAGTAGTATATCAGTAATATACCAGTTGTATATTAATATACTATATTACATATTAATATAATAAGAGGGATGCCCACGATTAAGTTAGTAGCACAGAAATAGAAAATCGTCAAGTGCTAATTTACAAACCCTCAGAATATAACAAATTTATTTTAGAAATATATAAAATAGAATCAAAATATAAGAGTGCCTATTTAAATAACAAAGGAAAAATATGATTAAAGACCTAACCAAGGAAGTGGAAAAAGTTCTTACACTTCCTAACTTTAGAACTCGAAGTAAGCTAACTTTCTATGCTACTGACGCCGGTCGGTGCAGCCGTGAGCTGTTCTGGCAAAAAACAGGTGTGAAACCCACCAATGACACAGACTTTCTAGGAATGTCGCGTATGAAATTCGGGTCTGCTATTGGGGATAGCTTGATTAATGACTGGTTTCGTAGATTAGGCGTGTTTGGTTTTCACGTGCTAGAAGTAGAAACTGCGGTAGGGGGGGTAAATCCCGACTGGAACGGGGCTATCGACGTGATAACTGGCGAAACCAACGCCGAGGGTAAGATTGAAGTCATTATCAATGAACTTAAAAGCACTTGGGGGGCCGGTGCTGACTTTCTGCTCTCAGCCTTAAAACCCAAAGAAGACCACTTATACCAAATAGGTTTATATCTAAAAGATATCTACGAGAAACGAGGTAAATTACACCTCGGCAGACTATACTATTTTTTGATCTCAGACAAAAACATGTGCCAGCGTATGCAGTTCGAGTGCACATATAATCCAGCTAACAATACAGTAAGTGCGATACATGTAAGTACATCTACAGGAGTACAAAGACCTATACAAGGGTGTACGCTAGGTTTAAATGAGGTATTTGAAAGATGGTTACGTGTAGAGAAAGCTATACATGATGGTATAGAACCTAAATCAGACTATGTTTATAAGTACGCGTTAACCTCAGAAGTACTTGACAAAATGAGTGATTCTATGCTATTAAAATGTATCGACGGTAGCAAAATTTATGGTGACTGGCAGTTGTCCTACTCTAGTTACAAAGACTTACATCTAAAAACGGATGGAACTGGGGAAAGTTACACCCCAGAAGAAATAGAAATGTTTGTCAAAGAATATAAGAAGCGCCACCCCTATAGTAAAAAATTCTAGGAGAAAATCAATGTTACATGCAGACGATGATATTGAAGAAATTGTGAAAGAAGCCGAGGAACTACGCGATATATACTATAATACAGAGCGTGTATCCTCCACAGATTATGACTTTGTTAGCACTATGCGCGAGCGTTTAGACGAAGAAAAAGAAGTAAGTGAGTCACAAGTTAAACGTTTAAAAAAGTTTATCTTTAAACTCGCTCAATATGAATTGAATTATTTACAATACTAAAAGGAGATACATGAAAATATCAATCTTTGACTTAAATGATGCTTTATCAAAGGCATTGAGTCATAGCGAAAAATATCATGGCCTTGCGGATGATGCTTCAAAAGTCATGGCTAGTCGGTATGACAACGCTCTGATACAGTTTGAAGAGCTTTCACGCACGGTAACAGACCATGCAAATAAAGTGTTGGCTGAGCGACGATACAAAGACATGCTAAAAGTTGAAAATGAAAAACCAAAGGAGACTAAAGATGAAACCAAAATTCCAAAAAAATAATGAAGAGCGTAGCTCGCAAATCGTGGGCAATGCTTGGAAGAAGAAAACTAAAGATGGTAAGCCTTTTATTTCTGGGAGTATTAAACCCGATATGCTTGCCGCTCTTGAACAGGACGCCTACAATCAAGTTTCTTTCGCTATCTACCCTAACGAATTTAAAAAGAAAGATACAAGTCCTGATTTTGTTATCATAACCGCAGTAGGCACCGGGCAAACCCCACAGAAAAAAGCCCCTCCTAAAGTCGAGACTGCCGAGGAAGATGACGATATCTGGGGGTAGTTTGTACAACCTATAGTCACTCGGTGTCATTCACTTGGCACCTAGTGCTATCTTTCAACCCCTGCCCTACTAGGTGTCACTATGCTAACTTTACTACTATTGTCAATTAAAAAATATAAAGGGCATTTAATTTGTTTACTAGGGGCTATAATCTTGAATGGGGCTTGGTATTTATATGCCTACAACAAAGGGCAACGTAAAACCGGGGCAAAGGTACAAACCGCAGTAGCTAAAGTTGTAGTTGAGCGTACAGAGCAAGCGCGCACTGAAGTGCACAAAAACAGAATAGTTAGACAAAAAATTACAAAGACTCGACAATCACAAGGGCCTAACGATCTTCGAGACTCCTGTATTTTATCTAACGACCCACTACGGCATGATTGCCTTAAAAATTAAGGTTTATATGAGAATTGAATACTTTATAAAATTGTTTGTTTTCTTAGTCTTTGGACTTTTCTTTGTTCTAGTGCTTATGTCTTGTAGTTCTAAATATGTACCTGTGCACATTACTTGCCCCCCTGACCCACTAATGCGGGTAGTTAAAGTGCAAAATAATAGTATCACTGGGGTGTCCTTAGACAATGTAATAGACAATCATATTAGTCTTTGGGAGTACATCCACGAAGTTCAAAAGCTAGGTTGTACAAGCAAATGAATAAAAGCTTATTGTTATATTTTAGCAGTTTGTATAAGAAAAAGTTTAGACAAAACTATCCCATAGTTTGGGGAAAGCATGGAAAACTTATACAAAGGCTTAAGGAAAACTACACAGACTTAGAAATACGCAAATTTCTTTGGTACCATGTCAATGACCCCAATGATTTTGTTTTAAAAACAGGCTGCTCTTTAGAGTCTTTACCTAGCCAGGTTACTAGATACATACAACTATTAAACGCTGTACAAAGCACCAACAGTAATGATTATGACAGACTTGCTAATTTCAGAAAAACTGAAGACGAGCCATATTTCGAGTAATTGGGACCTCGAATTTGAACAATTTTGTCAAAAAAAGTTGACGGGCATCACGACAGGCGTGGAAGAGTTAGACAAAGCAATTCTTGGTTTACATGGGGTGATCCTTATTCAAGGTGGCCCCGCCGTAAACAAGTCTACACTGTGTACACAGATCGCTAACCACCACGCTAAAAAAGTGGGGCCCGTTATTTTTTTTGATCGTGAAAATGGGGTCAACAGACTGCGGATGCGGCTGATTTGTCAATCTGCCAAGGCCAGTCAAACCGATGTTATTCTTGCGTTCTCTGAAGCTGCAACTAATCGAGAATCTTTTGACATAGCAGTATCAAGGCTCAAAAAAGCCCCGTTGCATATAGTTAACAATGAAGAACTCAATACTATAGACGAGATGGTAGGGGCTGTATCAGCACAATATAAACGTCCCGTGCTTCTGGTTATAGATAGCTTGCAGAAGATGCCCTTGAAAGGGGGGGATAAAAGATTATCAAGCGACTATTGGATGAATGGTTTTGATGATCTAAAACTTAAATACGAAAACCAGCAACTCAATATCATAGTTGTTAGTGAAAAAAAACGGGGTACTTACAATGAAGCTACAATGGACGGCAGCAAAGAGTCAGGTGATAACGAATATACGGCTGAAATTATACTCGATATGCGAGCTAGTGCCGGTACTATTATCTGTACTGTTATGAAAGATAGAGACGGGGTCACTGGCCATGAGATACGTTTTAGAAAACAGCTTGTGGACCAAAACAATGACCGCAGTTTTTGCTACATGTTAGAACCTGATCAATTAATTGAGGACATTTAATGGTAAATAGTAGACAAAAAGGTAAACGAGGGGAACTCGAAATTGTCCACATTGTAAAAGCTGCCGGTTTCGATGCAAGACGGGGGCAACAGTTTAGCGGCGGGGGTGATAGCCCCGATGTTGTATGGCCTTTTCCTTTACACCCTGAAGTTAAGTTTGTTGAGAGCTTACACTTATACAAAGCATATGAACAGGCCGTACGTGATGCAGACACTAAAGAGCCTTGTGTAATACATCGCAAGAAAAAGACAAAATGGTTGGTCACTCTAGATTTTAACTACTTCCTAGACATGTTGAAGAGGCTCAATTGACAAATTTAAAAGAAATTGCCGTTGATATTGAAACTAGTGGCAGAAACCTTTTTACAGACTCTATTCACGGCATAGCAGTTTGCTATGAAGAAGATAATTGCAAATATTATACTTTAGCTGACTCCGATGAGCTACGTCCATTGCTCGCAAACCCAAAAGTTAGAAAAATATTTCATAATGCTAACTTTGATTTAAAATTTCTAGAACACGCTGGCTTTGACATCCAAGGCCAAATTATAGACACAATGCTTATGGCTCGGCTAGTCAATGAAGACCAAAAGCTAGGTTTGAAAATTCTGTCTAAGAATTATTTAGGCACTGATTCTATAAAGTTCTCTAAACAAATAAACGACTGGTTAGCCCATAATAGGCTAAAAAAGGGCGATTTAACCAAAGCCCCCCCTGATTTGTTAGCCTCTTATGCTTGTGAGGACGTAAACAACACTTATAAACTGCGCTATGTTCTCGCCGACAAAATAAAAATATTAGACAAAAAGGTAAAAGAGGTCCTAAAAGTTAAACTTGGGCCCACTGAGTATTATACAGAAGAAGCCGCACCATTAGAAAAGGTGTTGCGTGCTATGGAAGTCAACGGGGTTACTATTGACATTGAGTTAATGAACAAAACCCGTGATCAACTATTGATAGAACTAAAAAAAGCAGAAGATGAGTTTCGCGAGCTCTGCAAAGCTGAAATTGAGCCGCTTGAAGAACAGCTGTACCAAGAAGAAATAGCCAAAAAAGTGACCCCTGCCGGTAAAGCCTCGACAAAGCGCCCGGTGTTTAACATTAGTAGCACTAAACAAATGGGGCAACTCTTCTATAAAACCTATGGTTTTTCTACTTATTTTCCAAATGCTAAGACGGAAACGGGCCAATGGCAGGTAAGCGAAAACATATTTAGTCTAGCTCTAAATATTAAACAAATCCCTCAAAAAGTTAAACAAGCTTGCACTAGTTATTTAATATACAAGAAAATAACTAAGAAAATTGGGACATACATAGGGGAAGAAGGTAGTAAAAAAGGATTACTCGCAAAAATACAACAGGATGGGAAAGTACATCCTAGTTTTAAGCAAGCTAGCGAGGACCACGACGACGAGGCGGCGGGAACAGTCACAGGCCGACTTTCAAGTGCGGGCCCTAATTTGCAAAATCAGCCGCCTTTTTGTCGAGGGTTTTTTATACCTAGCTCCAAAAATGATATCTTTATTTATTTTGATTACTCGCAAATAGAGTTGCGGGTAGCCGCTCATGTTAGCCAAGATGAGGCTTTTGTTGAATCCTATAACAATGGTCTTGATTTACATTTACGCACTGCTCAAGCTATTTATAAAGATAATAATCTAACTAAAGAGGATAAAAACCCACGTCAAGCCGGTAAAACTACTAACTTTTTATTAATTTTTAACGGTAGTGGTAAGCGCTTAATGGATAGCCTGGCACTAACCCCCCCAAAGGGTGCCGGTCTTACTCTCAGTATCCACCAAGCCAATACATTTCGAGAAAACTTTTTCAAAGAATACAAGGGCTATCATCGCTATTTAATGCAACAAAAAGATAATATGTTGAAGTTCCGGGCAGTTGTGTCTATGTTTGGGCTTGTAAGACGTTTACCAGAGTTGAAATATTTTGAAGGTTTAGACTATAAAAAGAAAATATATAAAGGTAGCTATAAAGACGAGCTAAATGCTATACTTAACACCTTACCCCCTGAAAAACGATTTACTACTGAATATTTAAACGGGGTGCCTACTCGAGTTCCTACTACTATTTATCATTTAGCCAAGCGAAAGTATAGCCATGCTTTGAATCAGGGCTTTAATTTTCCAATTCAATCCGCGGCTGCTAGTTTAATGAAACGGGCAATGATACAAATACATAAAGAGGGTTATAACATCGTCAATCAAGTGCACGATGCGCTAATTATTCAAGCCCCTAAACACAAAGCCCAAAATTATGCAATTAGATTGCAAAAAATATTAGAAGAAAATATCAAGCTGTCAGTGCCGCTCGTAGCAGAGCCTAAATTTTTAGGTTCATTTTCGGAGGAGGATATTATATGTTTTTGATAGATGATTACCCGTTCCATGTTGATGTTGTTTTAACCCCTAACTCCGTCATTGAAGTCATTCCGGATGGGGATTTGCTTAGTGGGGCTAGTCCTAAAGATATGGCAGTGTTTTCAAGCCTTGGAACTATTGCAGTAGAAGGGAAAGTGAGGGGGGGTAAAGTATACAGCACTATCTACTATACACGAGAAGGATTACAAATTAAAAAGCATCCACAATACAAAGACGGATTGTTAGTAAAGTATAAATCACATACAAAATAGGGCACAAAAAGGGAAAAGATGAAAATTAAAAAAACACTTATCTTTAATGATATACATTTTCCACATCATAATAAAAATGCACTATCTTGTATGCTTAACGTGATGTCAAAGATTAGCTTTGATACTATTATTGCCAACGGTGATATTATAGACTGTGGAAGTGTTAGCCGTCATTCTATCAAAGAAGCTCCTCATAAATTTTGGACGGATAGCCAATTCGAGGAGGCCTTGCAAACCGAGTTTGACCCGGCACGCACCTTCTTTACTCTTATTGATACATTACAACCTAAAGCGCATAAAGTGTACATGCAGGGGAATCATGAGGTATGGCTCCGTGACTGGATACATCAATCACCTAGGAGTCGTAAAAATTTATCTCTAGATAAACAGTTGCAATTACAAGAGAAAGGGTATAAAATATACCCATATGGTGCGTTTTATCAAGTGGGAAAACTTGAAGTTTGTCATGGAATATACACAGGTAGTGCACATGCTAAAAAACATGTAGACATGATGGGGCAATCAGTGTTATATGGTCATGTACATGATATACAAACTTATTCTAAAATAACACCTAAAAAAGTTACTCATATGGCTTACTCTAACCCTTGTCTATGTAACTTAAACCCTGATTATCTTAGAGGAAAGCCCCAAAATTGGAGTCATGGCTTTGCAATTGTATACACATACCCAAATAACAACTTCCAAGTTGATATTTTACGTATACAAGATGATTGTGTGGTAGTAGAAGGTAACTTAATCACGGCTAAAAAAGAGTTTGTTATACACTAAAGAATGAATTTAACTTTACCCAACTTAAAGTTTTATCGGAGTTCTTTGAAACTGAATTAATTAAGATAACGGCTTTTGGCGATGGGGAATACCCGGCCTCTTGGGTTCTTTATGTCGAGTAACATTTGATTTTAATTATTTAACAATAACTGAGCCGCGATTATGACCCAGATAAACTATAGAGGAGATAATTAATATGGAATGGATTATTTATTGTTTAGGCTTGGTAGATGGGGTTATTGATTTTAGTGCTATTGCCTCAGTGCTTGTGGGTGTTGTAGCTTTAAGCCTATTTGTGGTCAAAACTTGCATGCAATGTGATGCATTACATATCAACATAAGTGATTTTTATAAGGAAGCAATCAATTCTAAAATAAAATTACTCACTAGTGCTTTTACTAAAATCTTCACTCTGTTTGCAGTATTTCTTGCTACTGCCCTCATGGTTCCAAACTCGAAAACAATTGCAGCAATGTATCTAATCCCCAAGATTGCACAAAACGAACAGCTAAATAAAATCCCTGAGAAAGCACTAAATTTACTGAACTCTAAGCTCGATGAATGGGCTTTGGATATTGTGGAAGAAAAAGGTGAAAAATGAGTAATAAACTAAATATTAAATCTAATGATCAAAGTTGGGTAGGTACTAGTATTATTAGTTTTTTGGGTACAGAGACCACAATTTTATTTGTAGGTAAATTTACGGTACTTCTAACAAATAACTTTCATGAATATTCTGTATCTATTGACAAAGTAAATAAGGAGTTCAGGTTATATAATGTGAAAAGGAATAGTAACCCTACGCCTACCGAAACATTTATAACTATCAAACCTTTAGATCAAAGTTGGGTGGGTAAAAAAATTATTATCCGTGATTGGATTGGCACAGATTATTATATCCCTACCTATGTAGGGTCAACTTGTATGGTGGTAGTAGATAAACTAGGTGTGGAGGATGTCTTTTATCTAGACCAAAAATTTCAGCTATTCGAAGAGCCACTAAAGATTCCAGAGTCTCAAGATTGGGTAAAAATAGGTACAAAGTATACGCGCCGAGGTTTTTGTCAATATTTCAAGCCCTTATCTTATGATTTTGATGTGGGTGTGTGGGATGGAGTTAATGCGGATGGAAGTATAGGTTATTGGAAAATGGATATTGAAAGTATTTGGAAAGTTTACACCCCCCCTAAGGCTATGATAAAACTATCCAAAGCCTTACTAAAATATGAGGATTATTACGTCGAGTCGGATAGATATTTCTCATCAAAAGAAGAAGCTGAAAAAAGATATGCGAGGGCGGAAGTCGTGCTTTGGCCCCATGGCGAACCTATCGAGGTGGCAGAGTGAGCGAAGAGACTATTGTTTGCATAGTATCTTTAGCAATGCTTTTTTTACTAAGAATTTTAAGAGGGTAATTTTATGAACATCAAACAACTAATCGAAAACTGGAAGAAACAGAGGGAAGTGAAACTAGGTTATCTTGTGGTTGAAGTTGACCCTGAAACAATCGAGGCATTGGCCAAGTCGCTAGAAGAGGCAGCGGAGATAATGCGAGGCCCTGCAAATGATTTTGATGATACTCAAGAAGGCGCTTGGCTCAAGAAGCACGGGTTTAAAGGCTAGATAGTTTCGATTTCTCCCAAGGCTGTGCAGTGCCGAAGAGTTGGAACTGGTAGAAATTGCGCATATCTTGCTCTTGAAACTGCACGCATTTTAAAAGGAGAATGAAGATGGAAGAGAAACTGGAAGATAAACTAATCTATGCCCACGCGGGAACTGTAAATCATCACGAAAATGGAGAAATGTCGGTTTACAACCCCCAGGGGGGCATGCCCCTACGAGAGCACTATGCGGGGCTTGCGATGCAAGGAATCATAGGAACCGAAACCTGGCTTAAGGGCGAAGAGAGCGACTATGACCCCCAACAATATGCTTTAATGGCGCTTGAATGTGCCGACGCACTAATCGCCGAGCTTGAGAATGGGGAGTAGTATGCTTAAAAATGTAATGCTTAGTCTAACTCTTGCGTCGCTGCTTTTCTTTACCTCTTGTTCCAAAAAAGAACCCTCAGATTGCAAAATCGGGCAACGTACTTTACTCGTGGATTTGGAATCCGAGCCCGATATGTACGAGCAAATTCTCAATTTAGAGCCGGTTATGTGGTGGACAGATGCAACGAGATGGCAGGTGCAAAACTATATAATTATTAGTGACGAATTTAAGGACTGGGTTGGCCATGTGCGTGGTGGGTTTGGAAAAGCAACTACACGTAGCCCTTACTATAAAATCGTCCTCAATGGCACTTTTTGCAAATGGAGATAGGCATGAACTGGATTAAGATCAAAGATAAAGCCCCAAAAGTTAGGAAGCGCGTCTTGCTAAAGTTTCAAGGCGGTAGAATTTGCGTAGGCCATAGAATAGCCGGCGAATTTTTATCTTGGGGTATTCATCTATCGGATGGAGTTCGCTATGTCTCAGAAGACAAAGTGGTAGGGTGGCAAGATTTGCCTAAGGGAGCAAGTTAATGAACTGGATTAAGGTTAAAGAGAAGAAGCCGAAGCTGGGTGTTGTTGTATATGTTCGAACTCATTTCGGGGATGTTGACGCCAAACTAATTAGAAGAGGCCGCGGCTTTACCTGGGATTCACCTTGGTTTATATCCCATCTTTCCGGCAACTTTGTCACCCACTGGGCCGAAATAGAAGCCCCTAAGGAGGAGTCATGACGCCTGAAGAAATTGTCGATATTTGGGCTGAAGAAAAGTCTTCTAGCATCTTACACGATTATGCGTGTACCCGTGAAGATCTTTTGAAGTTGGCTACGCGCCTCCAGCGCGAGGCAGTGGAGAAAACTTTGTTATTTGTATATAAATTTTTGTTCGAAGAAATTAAATCTCCTTACCAAGCCATTGCGGTTTCTAAGTTAAACCCCGAGAAAGTACTTGGTGAGTGATGTTGGACTACAGCAAACGAGACCCGAAGCTAATACACCCCAGCAAATTTAAGGGTAATACTATTGATGAGTGGTACATTTATTTAATAAATGATTGGATTCCTAATCAGCCAGATTTCGAGGAATTAATGTCATTATTTATAGATTGTGGATTCCGCCCCGCAGCTTTTATGTGCTTAGTTAATCCAACAGACAATAATCTAGCTTATTTTCATAGAAGGTACGGTAAAAGTGAAAACAACGGAGCAAATACTTGAGCGGATAGATAGCTTGCTTGCAGATTGCGATGGCCCTGAAATGGCATACTCGCCTGATGCCCCGCTACTATTAGAAGCACTAAGGGACTTCATCACAGAGCCGGAAAGCGAAGAGGTGCAAGGGTGAATAAGGTATATGCTAAATGTTCTCGGTGCTCCAGGCCGATAGCAAAGAAGAATAAGAGCGCTTGCCAGTTTTGCACCAAATTTAAAGGCACGCTCGACAGTTTAGATAAAAAGAGGAAAAAGTCATGAAATTCTTTTCTCGTGAGTTTTGCCAAATACTACAAGACATGGGGTGCAAGAGTGAAAGTGAGCACTGTTACCTCCCAGAAAGTTGTGGAATTACCTGGGTTATTTCGGTCTATGACGCCTTAGCCGAAGGGTTCAAACCAGAAAATACTATTCAAGCATTTTACCAAAACGATTTTACAGGATGCTCATATCAAGCAAGAAAAAATGCAAAGATATTTTGGCCAGGGGTTAGGGAACTGGCCCCTTTACCCACTACTTCAGCCCAAGCTTATAAAATGATGCTGCAACAACCAAACTATATTCACCACCGCCACGCAATGATAGACGCCCCTGATGCAGAGCAATATATGAAGGAGACGATGAGATGAAAATAGTTATTGCAGGCAACCGCGCACAATTTGAGAATTACTGCAAAACTGCACTTAAGTGCCAAGGGCCCGATGTTAAATTTGTGAGTCGTCCTGAGGATGTTATGGGTATGGAAATTGCTGAGGAAGACATCATTTTAGTTGGTGAGTATTGGCGAAACCCGATTTATGAGAGCGACGCATTGAAAGCTCAGATTAGGAGACGATGAGATGAAGACACATGACGCAAATGAAATAATCAAAGAAATAAATGACATGCAGGATATAGTTAATCCCCCGGAGTTATCTGACGAGATAAAATACTGTTCACAGTGCGGACCAGAAGGTAAATATTGGGAGCCAATAAATGGATAAGCTGTGTAAAGACTGTATATATGCAATGAGACCAAGCGTCTCAACTCATTGGCACTGTGCCCGCCCTAAGCTTAACTTGATAACCGGGGAAGACATCCCGTTTTTTAACTCCACAGATTGCCGGGGTGAGCGTCTAGGAGGGGTACGTGGTAGCTGCGACATTGAAGGGAGGTATTGGGAGGAGAAATAATAAAATTAAGTACACTATTATAAATGACGAGGGCTAATATATGAGAGGGGGGAAGTTGAGTAAAAAAGAAAGATTAATACTACTTGATTTTGACAAGCATCGAAAATCAAGGTTACAATTAAAAGCTTTGGACTACTACCGTAATAACTTAATACTAGCTAATCGTGCACTAGCTTCTACAAGTGCCCCCTGTCATATTAGCATGAATGGGGTTTTTGATGTTTTGATAATAAAAGAAGATACAAAGTTGCTATGTGAAGTACTTACTAAAATGATCAATAGACTAGATAAAGCAATGGAACAGGAAAGAAAAAGAATAGTAGACTCAAATGTTAAGTATCTTGAAATTGCTTAACTCTAATACATAAGGATAATACCATGACTATTAAATACGAAGAAACTACCTTTACAACCCCCCCTAGCATACTCTTAGAAGCTGAAAAAATAGTCAATGGAGCGCGTGCTTCAGACTATGGGCCTAAGCAAAGTTTTGGTAAAATAGCAAGAGTAGCCAGCGAGTTGACAACTAAAGAGCTAACAGCAAAAGACATTATAATCGTTCTTTTGGCTGTCAAACTCGTGCGCGAGAGTTACAAGCATAAAAGAGACAATTTAGTTGATCTAGCTGGCTATTCCAAACTATTAAACGATATCGAAGAATTATAATTGACATATAATTAATTATAGGTTACCCTTAATTAAATAAAAATTTTGTGGGCGTATCCGTGTATTAGATACGCTCCACTTACCCGATGAAAGTACCTAACTATGATACGCTTCGGACTTAACTTGCATAGTATCTTTAAATGGATTGCTTATATCAATCCCAAGCCATTTGCCATGCGGGTCATCAGGGCACTCAATTCTCTTTACATGGTAACGTCCTTTAAGCCTCGAAAGGTTTAAATTGTTTAAGTGAAAGAAGCTTGAGCTATGCAAACGAACTACTTTATTGATTCTCATGATCTTTGTAGATCCCCTGGTAGGGTTAACAAGCAATTTAAGGCATATCATTTGTCTATTAGGGTCATATCCCCAAAGTATATGGCTAAAAGCGAGGTCATTCAACCCTATATCATTAACACACGCAGAGCTAAAAGCTACCAAGCCAGACTTGCTGATACTAGCAAAGCGAACTTGATTTTTAGCTGTAGGCTTATTGAATAGTACCGGGTAGTACTTGTTATCATTTTTATTATTTTGAGTTCCTTTATAGTTATTCATTCTATTTATCTCCTTAATTTAACGTACACAGTAACTAATGGTGTCTATGACACACTATTATAGTTTTTGTCAACTATTTTTGTTAGGCAAAAGGCCATATTATGGAACAAACTGAAAATGTTGAAGATTCTACACTAGAAGATCCAGAGGAGGAGATTATAAAATGCTATCCCATCATATGGGAGATGCATTAAATATTCTTATAGTAGGTTGCATTTTGTGCTTCATTTTACCTTAAATTGCTAGTACTGCTAGGGGAAACAAACCCTAAACAATTGTACTAAAGTAAGGAAAAATATGAACACAAATGAAAATAACTACCCCCCACTAGACTTTTATCTTTCCGATGAGGAAATATGGCTAGAATACGCTAAGGCCGCACTCACCGGGCTTGCCTTGACAACTCCATGGAATAGACTGGCCTTTGTTGGGGATGCTCTTCATTTAGCCAACGAAATGCTTGCAGCTCACAAGGAGCGTTGGAAGAGAAAATAACTACCTATATAGAAAGAAAATATAATTATGGTTGAAACCCCGAAATTTTGTGTGGATTGCGCGCATTTTTTTCCGGACGCCTCCAATACTGAGTATTCACGATGCCAAAGGACCACAAAATTAGATTTAATTACCGGGAAAACTAGTATACAGAATCATTTTTGCATTGTGCAAAGAGAATATGAAACCGAATGTGGGCCCAAGGCTAAGTATTTTGAGCCTAAACCACCCACGCCAGAACAGCTTGCAATTGCAAACACAATTAACATAGAAGGGAAAGTGCATGAAAATAGAAAAAGGCCACTGCTATATATGTGGCACCGCTTTACTAGCCTACTGTAGTTGCTGTGGGTATATCACCCCCCTTGCTAAGATGCGTAGCGGTTATCTAGAGCTCCCTAAACAGCATATGGCAAGTGTTATGGTATGTGCAGACTGTGAGCAAGGCATAGACACGCAAGCCTGTGAGAAAATGTTAACAAATATACAAGAAGGGGGGGAACTACCAGGAGTTACACAAGTATTCAGATATGTAGGTTTTGTCGAACATTGTCGAGAGCGCGGCATTGAAGGTAATATAAACCCATCTTGGGAGTTAGCACTACGTGATTAAAAAGGAGATAAATGCAAAGTAATTCAGTATTTAAATTTACAAATACCTCAACATACCCGGTACTTACAGAAATATCGGTAGAACTTAGCACTGATTATCTTAAAGATGTTTTGAACAGTCTAGCCCTCTTCTTGCAAGCCTCTGGCTTTTCATATGTTAAAAGCTTATGGTATTCTGAGGAAGAAAATGACGAATAGTGCTTGACATTGTCTAACTTTACATATAGTAATACCATAGAAAGGTATTTTAATTATGATGACTATATTCTATGGTTTACTTATTTTCTTCGGTGCTTGTTTTGCATGGAACTTTACTTGTGAAATGATATCTGAGATATTGACAAGTGCAGAGAATAAAGCTAAACAAAAAGAGCGGTATGCTAATAAGATTCAAGAATAAAATTATTAAGACAAAGCTACCTACTGCTATAAAGTACACCTCAGCTAAAGGATGGGGAACAATTGTTGTTGAGCAAGATGGTAGTGGCCAGGTATTCCATGTATATAACAAGCTACAAAGATCAATAGCGGTAGTTATAAGCACTAAGCGAATGCAACGATTTACAAGAAGTATACTATGGACAAAATAAAAAACCGCCAAAGCTAAGCCATGACGGTTTCATACTATATTTAATTGTAGGTACAGCTAACTATTTCACTGCAAAAACATGAAATACTTTAGCATTAATATTGGCGCCTAGTGAGATAGTCGCACCTTTGTTTGTTAAAACAATGTCCGAACCAGTCTCTAAAGTACGAGTACCAGCGGCCACAGTTTTCAAAGTATCTGCGGCGGCCATTGTGTTGTACTTTTCGTACTCAATACGATCAGTAAAATTAAGCACCCTAATGTAGGCCGGTTTAAACCCTATAGTAAGAGTTTTAGCCGCCCCGTCGCCTGTATAGGTTCCAACATATCTTTCATATGGTTGTGCCATGATATTTCTCCTTAATTATTAGTTAAACACCAGCTCTAAAAGCTAGCCAATAAACCACATCACCCAAAGTTTGTACCGCAGTACCCATAGTAAAACCCCCTGAACCCACTGTAAGCCCGTTACTCGTAGCAGTGGCTACATCTGTAGTTCCTGCACCACTACACACAATACTAGTATGTCCCGCGGCACCATGTGGGGGGTACCACTTGAAAATTGATTTAGCTGTAGTGTTTACAACTTCGATATAAATAGGTTTAAAATCCAGTGGTATAAACTTTGCAGTTGCAATTCCAGACTCTTCCCCGGATTCTACCCAGGGGCTTTTCCAACGTGAACCAGCAGCCATTTTAGGCCTCCTCTTCTTTTATATTAGGTTCTGCGGATAGCTCGAAGCCATCCGTAGACAAACGGACTCGTTTTTTATAATAAAGTGCAACAAAGATAAGTAGATATGACAGAGTGAAAAATCCAAACCCTATGCTTTCTGTAGATATTTTATCATATATAAGCTTGATAATAAGGACTATAGTAGTTACAAATGAGACTAGAAAACTGACTATTAGTGCGGTCACTGTAATGCTTTCTTTTTTAGTCACCGGGTCTTTAAATAGTGTTTTCATAAGAATTTCTTCATGACTATTGAGATAAATATGGATATTGCAGTTGCTAACCCCGTTACTTTTGCTTTCCAATAGACTAACTGATCTAGTGTTGTTTTCATTTCTTTTTGTGTATTCAATATAGTTGTTATCTTTTCGTCTAGATTATTTAGCTGTGAATCCTGGTATCCTTTGTTATATTCGGGGGATTTATTCATTGCCCCCCCTTTGTCCCACTACTTGTATAGTAGCCAACTGCATCGGATATCGCACGTTGTAGAGGCCCGGATTGAATACCTCGCCCTATTTGATTTAAACCTGTGAATGCAGCGGGTGAACCTAGCGAATGCTCTATAATTAAAGGGCCTATCCCTGAGAATCTAGGGGCTGCATTTAAAAACTTATCATATCTATTTCCAAGGACTATATCGCCCTTCATCTTGCTATTTAATTGAGCCAGTTTAAGCCCATCATTGGCACCTAATGTCTCTTTTTGCCCTTTTAGCATCCCATCCCGCCAATGCTCATAAACCCCGGCTTCAGTGCTTCGTTTCAAGGACTTCTCATTGTAAGCCAGTTTGCCCAACTTTTCTTTGACAAGCTCGGCTTCTTCTAGTGTTAGTTTTTCACCCCTGGTACGGGCTTTCATTGCAATGTCCATTAACGCGCTACCAGTGTCTAAATCTTTAGCATCGGCAAAGGTTTGTCCTAATTCTTTAATATCCCCTGAATACATGGGGTTTTTGCCACCTGGCATATCTACAAGTTTACCTGTATGCGACTCAAAAAGCTTGGCTCTCTCGGCACCGACTTCTTGCAAATTCTTAGCTGCTTTTTCATCTAACGTCTTAAGAGTAGTGCTAAATCCCAATGAATTAGCTGCGTTGCCCACACCACGTTGTCCAAGTTTAACATCCCCAAAAAAGTCACTGATTTTCTGAGCCGCTTTACCTGCAACTTGGGTTGCTCCTGAAAATACGCCACCCGCAGCACCTCCTCGTACAATATCACCTGTAGTTGCATCGGGGTTATTTAAAGCGCCTTGCGCCCCACTTTCAACACCTGAAAGTACAGAGCCAGCATAAGGCACGGCTTTTAATGCTTTACCTAGAGGTGAAACAATGGAGCCAGCTACTGAACCTATCCCGGAAGCAATGGGAAAATTAGCCTGGTCATTGCGTAAATTATTAGTGTACTCTTCCTTAGTTTGACTGTAGGCTTCTCCAAGGGAACGGCCAGAGGAACCTTCAGGGGGGGAAACAATACCTGTTTTTTCCAACAAAGCTTGGGCACCAGCAGCAATTTTAGGGCCTTGTCCATAAGCCGCCGTGTTGGTAAGGTTTCTTGCTACTGCCGCAATTGGATTTGAAGTAGCTGCGGTTAGCACACTGGCTTGGGGTGTTGCATTGTCTTTTGAGCCTACAAAAGCATGATATGTTTCCCAACTATCAAACTTCTGTACCCCCATTCCAGGGATCTCAACTTGAATCATTTCTTAGCCCTCCAAACTCCATCCGCACCTTGGACTAATCCCGCAGGGGTGCCTGTGCTCATGTTAATATCGGCGGGGGCCTCAACGGAAAGACCTGAATTTGAAAGTTTAGGGTCTTGCCACCCTAAATTTGTGGCTAGCGATCTAAACTCTTGGGATAAGGCATCGAGTTTTTGTTGTCTTAGTGTCATACTATCCAAAGGCCCTGGAATAAATGACATAAAACGCGCTTCTTCATCTTTGTTAATTGCCCCACCTGATCGTAGTCTACCTATTCGATCTGTTAAATCTTCACGTAGCCACTGGCTACTTCGGTTTGTTAGCCCAAGTGTCAAACCCCCTAATAGTTTGTCCCCTTCAACTACCAGCGTGCGCAACTCCTCAACCTTTCCTAACCCTTCTGTGACAAGGGTAGTCCCTTTTGCAACTTCTGCCGACGGTTTTGCATCTTTTATGCCTAACTTAGCCTCTAGTGTTTGTTGTTCTATTTTATCAGCTTCACTCTTCAATGGTTTTGTTGACAGTTCTTGAATTCTTTTAATATCCTTCAATTCGCGCTCAGTTTTAAGCTTGTCTTTATATGTTTCTACAGACCCAATTTTCTGAAGCTCACCAGGAAGCATTGCATTTTGTTCATTTATTTTTTGTTGTAATGATAGATTTGCGGCTTCTAATCGCCCTTGTGGAGTTTTATTATAAACATCAATTGTTTTCTCTAAAGTGCCTAATTTATCGACCGGTGCACTTTGAGCGAGAAGTTGTTTTGCAACGGCTTCTTTCCCCCCCATTAAGATGCTGGATTTCACATTATCAGGCATATTAGGGTCATTAACAATCTGTGCCATTTGTTGATACTCGGCTTGCCCTTGCTTTTCTCTAGCCAGCATTTCTAAAATAGAGTTAGACGCTTGGATAGAGCCATTGCCCATGCCAGGGTTGCCCTTGAAAGACCCAACTACATTGGCGGCATTACCGCTTAAATTACCAATAGTACCTAATACAGTAAGCAAGGTATTTAGACCTTTGCCCATCCCTGGGGCTTGCTGTGGGAGTAAACTTCGAGGATCAATTTGCAATGGGGGGGCCTGAGTTCCACCCATTTGTTGTAATAATTCAGTTAAACCTGGTGCACCGCCTTGCATTGGGGCTAAAGAAGGTTGTTCCATTGGTTGTTCTCCTACCATGTTGGCGAATTGCTGCGCGTATTGTAAGGCCCCTTGGCCATGCCCGATTGTCTCTTTAAATGGAGGTACTCCGTTATATTTGTCTACATTTCCAAAACCGGAATTATATGCGGCTAGTGTTTTTAACTGGTCCCCATTATATTTTTGCAATCCCTTAGACAAATACTGAGCGGCGGCGTTAATAGCTTGGTTAGGGTTGAAAGGGTCAATCCCATATTCTTTTGCCGTTCCTGGCATGAATTGGGCTATACCTTGGGCACCTGCCGAACTTACTGCTTTAGGGTTAAAAGCTGACTCTTGAGCGAGTAACCCTAGTAACAGGCTAGCGGGCACATTATTAGCCTGTGCCGCTTGCTGTACGATAGGTATGTAAGGTTGTGCATTCTGAGTTAAATCAGCCATAGCTTACTTAAAATTCCTACCGCCAATTTGATTTTCAGTTGCATTGACCCCGCGTTGTTGACCTTGGAGGCCACTGAGTAATTCAAGCAAATTTTGTTGAGGTTGTAAGGCTGCTAATTGAGCTTGCTGATTAAACCCGGCTTGTGTAAGTTGGGCTTCATTTCGCAGTTGTTGCAATGTATTTTGTAGACTAATCTGGTCGGAAACTCGCTGTGCCGTGCCTTTTTGTGCCTCTGTAATTAAGGGTTGACTTGCCAGCAAAGATTTCATAAGGTTCTGATTTTGCAGGATACCCATAATAGCTTCATTGCCAGCGGTTCGCCCTAAAGTGTTTGAAATTTGGTTATTGGCGGCGCCACGCTGTAGAGCAATGTTTTGCAATCCCTCGGAAATTCCGAGTTGCCCAAAGCTGTCAATCCCGTTGCTTAAACCCTGTTGAAATTGTTCGGGGCCCGCAAAGTTTTGACCAAGACTGACTTGGCTCGGTTTGATCCCCATAGCTGCATTTTGGTATTGGCTAAGTGCCGCTTGCAGCGGGTTTCGAACGTCGATGACGTTGGTGGCCTGTTGGGTGGCATTACCTACACGGCCCTCGATTTTGTCTAAGTTTGCCCCTTTAGCGTAAAAAGGGCTATTACCAAAATTGAAAGTGCCATTGCCGCCAGTTTGCCCACCATTGAATGATTGCCCACCATTGAGGGATTGACCAGGCTGAAAAACTTTAATTGGACCAGGGGTGTAATTATTTTTATTTGAAACAAAATCAGCTGTGTTAAGCATTGTTAACCCCCGTAACCTTGGAGAAGTTTTAGTAAAGTTTGCGTAGTGTCTTCCTTGCGACCACTTTGGACGTTAATTTGCGGGGTATCCATAAAGTTTAAACCCGGTGTAGGAGTAGTAGGAAGGGGGGTAAGGGATACGCCTGGAAGAGGCATAAGATTTGTGGAAATAACACCCAAATTAGAAGGGGTGTTTGGATCTTTTGGTTTTGGTCCCATAGTATTAGCCTCTATAAGTGCCTAAAAGTTCAAGTAAACGGTTGTTTGGGCCTAGATTTAGGTCTATGTTTGGGGTTTGAGTGCTGCCCTGATTCATCGGTGTAGTAGGTAGGCCTCCAAGTTGGGAGCCATTCATTTGAGGAAGCCCTGCGGAAATACCACCGCCAAGTGCCCGGCCTGAGCTAGGTCCACTAGGTGATTTAAACGAATTTAGGAGAGACATGACCCCCCCTGTAGCTGTGGCTAGCCCTGAGAGCACATTTCCAGCTTTTTCCAATGTGCCAAGCTTTTTAGTGCCTGCACCGGGAGCGCCTAGAAATACGTTGCCTTCCGGGGCTGATATATCCATGAGCTTAGTGGGAGCCCCTGAGTAATTTGTTTTGTTTTGTACAGCGTTGAGAATAGTTTGATTATTCTCAGAGGGCATGTAAAATGTTTCGGTAGGGGAACTTGCATTTAAAATGCCAGAGTCGGAGTCATAGTTAGCCCCTGCAAAAGCTTTGTAATCAGGGGTAAAAGTATCATTGGCGTTAGCGGCTTGTCCTATACCACCAACGCCTTGGGCTATACCAGAAAGCACACTAGAAGGATCACCGGACATCAAGCCCTTGGCTGCCCCTGTGGCTCCTCCGAAAGCACCACCTATCCCTTTAGCTATGTCACCTAAACCGGCAGTAGCCCCACTTAAACCGCTAGAAAGGGCCCCTAGAGGGTCGCCTTGGGCTAAGCTGGACACGGCATTGACTCCGCTACCCACCGCATTCATAGCGCCTGTTATTGAAGGTATAGCGGCACCTAACCCCCCAGTTGCCCCACTTAAAGCCCCTGTGATTGCTTGCAAGGGGTTTCCGTTGGCAATGCCTTGAGCTAGCCCAAAAGCACCAACTGCGGCAGGAATAGCAATGGTTGCGGCGGTAGGTAGTGCCGTGCCTAAGGCGCCGGCTAATAGGGGGGCGAGTGCAATCATTTGTGGCATATTATAGACCTACTAATTGAATGAATTCGTCTCTCAACATCGAGTACAAGACTTCATCTTCCCATTTTGCTTTGTAAAAAGCAGATTCACGAAGGTGGGCTTCTTTAGTAAAACCACCTTTTTCTAATGTATTTATGAGATCTTCTCGATATGCTAGACATTGAAACTTGACTTTATGCATATGAGTGGTATTAAATAAGTGCCTTAATACCGCTTTTGTAGCTCTAGCCGCTATTTTTTCGCCCTCAACTACCATGTCCTGGTAGCTAACTTGGAGCATAATGCCAAAATGGCAAGACAACCCATAGGGGTCCATCTCAGTAAGACATGCAAACCCGATAGGCTTACCTATATAGTATAACACAAAAAAAACAGACTGCGAGGTAGCCTCTAGATTCATTAGATCTTGTATTTTATAGTCGGAGGGTACACGGCGAAAAAACTCTTTGTATTCAGGACCTTTATATAAATCCCACAATTCTTTCCCATGAATATTAGCATCAAAACGTTCAATACTAATCATTCTAAGTGAGCTCCTGCGGATAATGGAATATATTCCATTGTAAGCTGTAAGTATCCGTCGCCTGTTGCCCCTGCTATTACATACTCGATACCCTCGCTTGCACGTAGTAAAATTGGCTGAAATCTAGCTATTGGGACGTTTCGACTTTGGGTTAGATTTGCAAGTGCACCCTCAGCCGCTGTCATAATATCTGTAGGGTTAGACTGTGTTGTTTTAATACGCACCGAGGTAAGAGTAGAAGCGGCTTGTCCTACATATACATTGTAGGAAACTAGGAGTATATCCCCCCCTATTGCTTCTGCACACCCATAGCTACCCGCTGGATTAAACAACGCAATGTTATAACCTTGCCATATTTGTCTTGCTTTGGGGTCAGCCCCTGTAAATGAATATCCCATTAATTACCTCCTAAATAATACAACACTTAAACCTACGGCGGGGCTAGTAGAACCCAATTCTGTAGTTGTGGCCGCTACAACACACCCTAAATCAAATGTGAAAAGGGGGTCGGCATTTATTTTTTCAAAAACAGTCCCATTTCCACCAATTTTAATAGAAAAATCAGGCACATCTCCGCCTAGTGTTACATCGGCAGTGGCGGCCTTATTAAAAAAAAGTAGAAAAGCCTCTGTAGCATTTGGATTATGAATATTCCATCCATATAACCCTGTAGTGCCCGCACGTAGCAGCACTAATGTGTTGTCTTGTGCTGAGTTTCTGTAACGTACATCTTGATTGCCTAGTGATGACATGAAACCTCCTTAGAAAGCTGGGTAGTTGATTGTGCCTGTAACGGTGCGTGTAGCATTGTTTTGTAAAACATTGGTAACCGCTGTAGTGGCTGTAACTAATGTTGATTGATATTCAAACCTAATGCTTGTAGTAGTCCCGGCAATTCGAGTTACAACTAAGGCGGCAAGTGAGCCTGAGTTTGATACAATTCCTGAGCCATGGGATCTGATATTTGTTGCTGCACCCCAAATGGCGGCTAAGGGGGCCGTTAAAGTTAATTCAACCGCACCTGCGCCCACCGTACCACCGGCCGCATTAGAAAAGAAAAAATCGCAATAAACTCGGCCATTTAGAGTAATATAATAGAAATAGTTGTTTTCTGCCGTGTATGTGGGGGCGGTACCGCCATTGTTATTAAAATATTTCGAAGCTGTGGCACCGTTTTGACCAATGGGCATTTGCAAAAGTCTAGCCCCAAAATTGTAAAAATTTAGAACTCCGTCGCCATTGTCTAAAGTCGTCCATGTCCAGTTATCAGAGCTATTTTTTGTAAGCCTTGCCGACCCAATTGGGGTACAAGCGCGAGAGGCATGTGTTACGGTAACGTTAGTACCCGTCATAGCCATAAAATTGGTTTGGTTTGAAGTACCGGGGGCAACGTCTTTATACCCAATATAAGTTGTGAGGGGGGTGGCAGTCGCACAAGGATTTCGGCTAAAAAATATGTACGGAGTTGTGCCATCGGTGGCTACGTAGAACATAACAGGGAGTGAATTTCCCCAAGCAACTGCGGCAGTAGTGCCTAATGAAGTGGTGCCACTTCCGGTAAAATCGGAGTCTGCGGCTGTAGCATCATCAAAAGTTACTGCGGAGGTAAACTCTACAGTATCCCATTTTCCAGTCGTAGTACTACGTAGTTTAATAACCCCAATATTTGTAGAACTAAAATCATTGCCATCATTTCCGCAGAAACTTAATATACCCGCAGATAATTTCATTCTAAAGTTGTGGACAACAATGTTATTGTTGCTAGTAACTTGTAGATATCCAGTAGAATCCACAGGGTCATGGAGAGTAACGGTTGGGTTATTATTACTAGATTGAAAACGGACTAATGCTTTACCTGTTCCTGTGTTAGCCAATAATTTCAGTGAAATAGGGCTAAAAGTGTTGACATTTGTCCATCCATAAATATCACCCTGGTTAATATTATTTGAGTCAACATTGCCATTTAATACATTCGCAATATCTGTATAATTAGCAGTAACTTCATCAGCATCATTGACAGTTCCATTTGTAATAGTGTATGAGTAGACAAGAGTGCCCATAATGTATATTATCCTACTAGAAAGAATTCAAAATTTTCATTGGCTTGGAGAGACCGCACATCCACAGTCTTATTACCCATTTTTTTAATGTAGAAGTCGCCGGATACAGGGAGATAAAATTGGGGGGTTCTACCTAGGGAATGGTTAAATATTTGTTCAGTATTAGCGCTAGGGTTAGTTGCACCTTTGACTAATTTGGCATTAAAATTAAAAATATCTATATTAGATAGTATACCATTTAATTTTGAAACCAACTCGGCTAAAATAGGATCTTTTGGTTTGTTTAGATTAGATTTCATTATCCACGATAGGCCGTAGGCCTTGCTAAAGTTGTGTAATTATAGATAGTTACGGGACCTGTAAGCTCTCGCCCTTCAAGTTGCAACTGCTTGCTCAAGGCTTTTGTGTGTAAATTATGAGATTCTTTTTGGGGAGTAATAGCATTCCAAAAACCACCTAGCCAAAAGGTTCCCCCCCAAATATCAGTGCTCGCTGCCAATGATAGCAACTCTTGCTCTGTTGCCCCGCCTTTGAGATTGTAGATTGAAGAGGCTGTTACAGAGTAATTAGCACCATCACCTTTTAAAACAATGTCATCTTTAATATACAGCTTTTCTTCTTCGTCTAAACTGAATGTAATAGGGGCAAAAACAAGTTTCATATAGATGGGGTTTCCATCGTCTAACTTGCTATTATTCATGAAATAGATTTGCCCATTATAGGCAGTATTCCCGAAAATATAACGACGAACGCCATCAAAGTCGCTGCAACTGAAAAAAGAAGCGGCTGATATCCCCGGAACGTCTACAGGGTTCAATCCAGGGGTGTAAGTTGTCCAAGCAATACCACCACCCTCAACACCCTCTTTAAAAGCTGTTGAATAGTGCCCTACTATGACTAGATCAGGCACTTGCTTAGATTGTGATGTTTTGATTGCAAAATACAAACGTCGATTGATTTTATCATTTATTGCTGTAAATGAATTATCTTGAGTAAAACCATAGGATTTTATAGTTGTAGTGATTTTATCGGCAATGGGTCGAACTTGTGAACCATCCGTAATATAGATGTTATCCTCACCTAACCACACCCAATTTTCATACAATCCAGTACCTGCAAAATGGCTAATACCGGACACGGAGCGCGAAATTTCTTTGTAATTGAAAATAACAGGGTCCGATGAGCTTGAAGGTAAATCAGCTCCAAGGGCTTCAATTCGACCAACTGAGGACTTTTTAATTACAATAGCAACGCCACCGGCAACCCCAAAACCTACGTTTCCGTCCGTATCGCCCTTTGAAGACTGACAATCTGCTATTTTATCAACTGGAAATGATTCGGGCCTAGGGCCTTCAGTATAGATTGCTGAAACGTGGACACGGTTAGGATTTGTAGACAGCCCCGTAAGATAGACGCGGTTGTTTAAGCTTAAGTTATATTTAAAGGCACCATAGATACCTGGCCGTGTGTTGTCGAGCTCTATTTCTTTGCCTAAGCCCGCATCGGCTTGAGTTGAGTCAATCGTAGTTGCTGAAATTAAGGCTGTCGTGTCTAATTGTAGAACAACGCCACCGGCAACTGTTCTATACAAACGGATTGTGTCCGCAGTGGCAGAGTCGCCAGGCGTTACATTGAGCCTAAAACCATCATTAGGGTCTGCGGCTACTGCGGCAGACGTGAACAAAGCACTAGGGCTAGACTCCGCACCTGTTACCGAGTTATAGTAAGTGTATGAGTAGACATATATTTGACCCACTACAAGCGACCCATTGATAGTGCTATTCAAAGTAGGGGCCGATGCCGGGGCGGTTATCCCAATTTGGCGGGTAGCATTACCATCATACAATAAATCATTTGCCCCATTATTGATAAACAAAAGGTCTTTAAATTGAACAATTGAGGGCCTAGAGTTAGACAAACCGGTAGCAATATCAGTTACAGACGCAAAAGCAGCGTCCACAGAACCTAAAGCACCGGTAGTTAGACCTACTTCATGACCAAATACAATAAGATCAGTTTGAGAGCCATGCAGATATTCCACACCTTGTGTTATATTTTTGGTGCCCCAAGCGGAGGTAAGCAAAGGGGTGTACCCGGAACGGGTGTTTAAAGTCCCATCTTCCTCGATGTTAACATTCTTAGCTTCCCGCAATGAAAGCAAATCCATGTTTAACAAACTAGACGTGCTATCTAGGCCTAAAAATGGCCCGCGACAGCGGGCTCGTAATAGGTTTGCTCTAGAGTCGTACTCTATGTTAGGGGGTAGGGGCATAAATTATACTTGGTTCCACAAAATAGTGCCAATATCTTTAGTTGAATTACTGTTGACGAGCTCTTCGTCGGCCATTTTAACACGCTGGTTAGTCTCAGCATCCGAAAGGTCAGCTTGAACGTCCCCTTTCAGCATGTCTTTGTAAATCAGAAGCTCTTTATCCGCGGCAGGATCACGTTCGCGGCTAAGAGTTTTGTAGAGAAGGTACTGAATAAATGTTTCTTGGTATTCAATAGGAATGTCGGGGTAGTCGGCATCTAGTGTCATGAAAGTGGGCATGACTTTACCGTCAAGATATAATTTTTTGCTATTTGCTGTAGCATCCGGGATGGGGTGTACTACAATACGGTTGTGGTCCACAACGGCGTACACTTCAGGAAAGCCGGTGTCATCATTGCTAGGGTTATCAATGCGGATATCACGTAATGATACTCTTTTTAAGTCACGTGCATATGAAACATTGGTGGCATATATCTTTGCTATGTCTCGTCCACGCATCTCGTATCCGATTGTTGTAGTATTTAGGGTATAAATTGCTTGCCCCGCAACTAACGTTAACTCGCAACTATCATCTACGCCGCTTTTTTGGCCAAAACGCCACTTAAAATGCTTCCAAAATTGTAGAAGAGCAAAATTAATGTCTTCTTTAAGTCTAGTTTGTAACGTAATATCACCAGAGCGCCCAACGGTGTCTAAAACTTTGGAAATTATCTCAGAGCGTGTCCATCCTAGGGTATTAGAGGGCATTTATATGTTCCTCTAACTTAAGGGGTTGTTTTAGTGCTTGATTCTTTTTTAATGCTTCTTTTTCGAAGTCATTGAGATAGTCCCAATCCCCCCTACCCACCATGCCTACATTAAGAAGTCGGCTTATTTTACTTTCAGGTGCTAGCTGTAGGTGCTGAAGTTTTTTAGCCCATTCTCTAAGTCCTACGGCCACAATACGGCCTTTTTCATCATACTCGTTTGTGTAAGGGATATGTTTTACAGGGACATAGCCCAAGTACCGCATAGTACGGCCAGAAATCTGTCGATATTCATAGTTATTCCCCCTACTTTTGTCTAAGTTTTCGTTAACATTTTTAAGATACACACCACAGGAGCCTAAATCAGTGTTTAAGTTATACGTAGTGTTTGCACTGTCTACGTATAAATCTTTATTGAGTTTCTCAAAAATATTCTGTAAATCTTGTGCATTCATACTCAAAACTCTTTGTCTAGGATATTTTGTAGATAAAAGTAGTAAAGAAGGGGGCTCGAAAGCCCCCAATAGTACTAGAAATTAGATGCAGAACGGATTTGATATCCGCGGTCGCTCGTGCCTTGGGCCGAACCGCCAAAGTATTTTGCAATGTAGCCCAAAAGTTTGTACCCCACACTTGCAATTTGGTCGATAGGATCGCCAGAAGCACCACCAGAACCGGGGGCTTTCGTGTAGAATTTAACATTCTCTTTACCAAGCTTGACCGTACCAAAACAGCCTTTGCCGAGTAAAAGATTGCTATACACGGTAGCATTATTAAGGGTACCAGTCGTGGTGGAGCTAATAAGGTCAGATTCAAGGACTTTACAGCCGAAAATCTTACCTACTTCTCCATTCATGATCTGTTTAGCTTGGTCAGGGTTATACTTATTGACATCTACCCATGAGCCCACGTTGGTGTCATTCATGATATCACCGATAGTTTTAGGGTGAGCCACTAAGACATAGCTTCCGGACTCGTGAGGGCCTACCGAAGCAGCTCGTAAATTCACGACCGCTTTTAATATTTCCTTTGAGTTCAGAACGTCACCGGCACCGGTAGCCGCCAAGTTCGCTTTGCTATTCGCAAATTGATTAGGCAAGCCAGCTTCAAGCACTGCTCGACAAATTAGCTCAACTAATTGTCCTGCGTGCTCTCCAAGGCGCTCAGTGTGAGATTCAATAACATCATCGACCGCCGTATAAATCAGCTTATCAGTGGTGAGGATGTAGTTACCATACGAGAGACAAGTAGCCGTCAAGTTACGAGTAGTGATTGCGCCTTCAGTAGGTACAACACCTTCACTTAACAAGAAATCGGTAGGATCTGAAACATTGTATTCGTCATACCGAAGCCATTTTACTTGCTCACCGTCCCCTTTAGGTATAGTCATCGGGGGGAGGCCTAAGTTTTCGATTACTTTTTTTCTGCCCAGCGTATCCAAGAGTTTACGGGTATAGTAAATATCTAGATTCGAGGACAGGCTAGTCGTGGTTGAATTTGCCATATTATTTAACTGCCTTTATATCGTTGTACCCCAACGGATTAGCGCCGAGCTGTCCCATACAACTTTTTGAAATCGGAAAGTGGAATTTGCCACGGGTCGGCTGCATCGGAAGTTGAACTTCCCGAGGAAGATTCGCTAAAAGCAGATTCTTTCTCTTTATTGATAGCACTCGCACGCCGGGCACCGGACTTTTCAGCCTGGTTGAGCTTTTCCGTTAGGGTTGCGCCTCGTGCTATCAAATGCAACGCCTGTAGCGTTCTTGCATCAGAGAGGAATTCAGGTTTGATCATATCTGCGATGGAAGGCACGATTTGAGCCATTAGAGGCTCTAGCTCTGCAAAATCCTCGTACCCTTTTAAGGAACCGGACTTTGCTTGCGTGTAGAAAGATGTTTGATTTTGGGACATTAGGGCTTGATGATCTGCTTGCCGTAATCTCTCCATCCGTTTTGCAATTGCATACTTCGGATTAACTTCAAACTCTTCATCATACATTTCATCGATTGTTTTGACCGGGGCTGAAGCAATGGGGGTAGCCGCTTGATTTACTGTGTTATTAGGCACAGTAGTTTCATAGGTACGCACCTTTTTTTTCAGCTCACCTGCTTCGTTTCGTAACCTGCCAAGCTCGGATTCGGACTCCGAGTAGGCTTTGATTACGTCCTCTATTGACTTACCAACAAATTTTTTAGGGATTATAGGGGCATCTTCTACGGAATTAGAAAAAGCCTCGTTTGTTGGACTTCCCTCAACTTCAGTGGCCGGGGTTGCCAATTGACCTTCTTCAGGGTTGACATTTTCCGTTCCGGTTGACACTTCTGTTGACATTTCTATTGACATTTACTAATACTCCTGGAAACGATTGACCAAATTAATGGGTCGTTTCATTGTTTGTATATTGGGTAAGTAGTTGACGCGCTTTTTGCGTATCAACTAAAACTTTTTCAAAGATTTTAGGTATGTATTCCAAAGCGTAGATTAAAGATTGAATACGTAATATTTTGCTATGGTCCTGCTCAATCTTCAGAAACTTAAGAAGCTCGTAAACTTCTTCTTCAATGAATTTATTAACTTTTTCCCAATCAGGGCTAAGCGCTAGGGCCTCAGTGCTTGAGTTTGCTTTGATAATTTCAGCCGCTTGGGCCTCAACTTCTGAAGCTTCATATTCAGGGGTGTTAAAACCAGTGTCTTCATCAAAAAAACCAGGTGCAAATGGGTCATTCTCCATTCTTTACCCCCCCTTCCACTATCTTTTTTACCACTTCTTTAGTTAAATCCTGTTCAAACTCTTGAGCGCTTAAACTCATATCTGCCTCAATAGTTGATTGTTTAAGTTGGGCTTGTGCACGGGCTTGAGACTGAGCATTCGCATCGGCAGTCATCATTTGAGACTGAGTTTGCTGTTGTTGATATTGCTGTTGAACTTCCGGGGGATTGATATATTTAACAGTGTTCTTAAAATTGAATTCTTTAAGGTAATCTTTAGTCAAGTTGTCTAAATTAAAATGCCCTGGTCTTGCACTTTCCATCGCTTGCACGTAAGGAACAACGCTCTGAGTTAAATTCATTTGTCGTTCCTGCTGTGAGAGCTTTTCGACTGCCGTGATTGCTGAAAAGTCATAATCACCATTAAAAGCATCTATCGGGAGCATTTTAAATGGGTTTTGTGCGTCATTCATGACTCGAACCCACTGGTCATCCATCAAAAACTGTCGATTCAATGACATCATGATACGACAAAGATTTTTCATGACTAGGCTGTCAATAAGACGTGCTTTAAGTGCTAGCCTACTCTGTGTCATGCTCTGTAAAAACTGTACGCCGTGTGCTGTACGAGAAAAACCTCGACCCATCCCATTAGAGCCTTGAGGATTGATCACAGCCGCCGTGTTTTGAATATCAAAGTCTATTTGATTAAGTTCGTTGTAGCTCGAACCAGGGACTTCGGGAGCGTCCATAGGGCGGATACCATTGATATCGTTGGTATGAACAATACCGCCAGCCCGGCTATAGAGATTGTTAGTATTGATGTTAGCGTTCCGGTCAATAATCCACATGCGATTGACGGCTTGGTTGGCTTGGTCGAGTCTAGCATTACGTAGCGCCCTCGCTTCTTTAATGTATGCCATTGTCTGCTCAATATCCCCAATACCGTAGAATTCACCCGGTACAAGGTAAGCAACGCCAGCTACAAACGGTTTAAACTCATCATTAAAGGGGTTAGGATCACACCGAATAACAGTTTTTTCGTTGACTACAGTAATGACATACTCTTCGAAAACACCGTCACCTGCAACGTCAAACATCCCCCAATATTCAATAACTTCTTCTTCGCCTTCACGCTTGGCACTATATAAAGCTTCAATACCGTCTTTACTAGCGGTGTACGCCGAGTTATGATAACTATTCTCACCTGCGGATTGACTCTTTTCAGCCTCTACTTTGTCTAAGTTGCTGTAAATTCCTTTTGTAGATCCATCTTTAAGAGTAACTTTTTGACGTTTCTTTAAGTCTGCTAATGTTTTAAACGTTCTATGAGCTACACCACGCTGGTGTTGAATATCACCTGGTTTTGTAGCCGCCCAATCAGGGTAAAAGTCGAAAATACTGATAGGTTCAAAGTCAGGACCGTCAAATACAGTTCGAGCTACTTTAATTTTTTCCCTAGAATACTCACCATTCAATGGATTGTAGCGCTCGATAGTTTGGTGGCTGTTTTTTTGGTCAAATCTCCAGGGAACTTTGGCAACGGAAGTACCAAAGATAGACTTATTTTTTAAAAAAGTGATAAAAGAGGGGTAAAAATCCATTTTTTCAAATTGAAAAGTGAAAAAGCTAGACATGTCTTCTTCAAATTGCATGTCCTCAATTTGACGACCCTCAATTTTAATGTAGGGCTTCTCAGAAAGGAAAGCATCCCCTAATTGTGGAACAATACTCTCGACAAGAGTCCAGGCATAAGGCAAACGTAGGTTTGCACGCTGTAAAGGGGAAGAACGGGCGACTTTACAATTTAAGTATTCGTCCCATAACATCTTGCATTTATCTAAGTAACTCTTTGAAGCTTTACGACTACGTGTGACAAAAGAATTAACATGCTTTTTAGCACGCTCTTGCTTAGACAACGCCTCTAAATCATCTTGTTTTTCAAACAAATCCATAAAAACCTGTTATAAAGTCGACACAAAATTAGAAATGTGGCGTTTTTGTATCAATACCCGTCTATAAAACCTGAGTCAGGGTCCATTCGCATATTGGTGAAAATATCAGGCTCAAATCGCTCATTTCCGCTGGCAGGTGGCCGAGATCTAACCATCTCCCAAGCTAAGCAAGCTGCAATTACGCGGTCATCATGACATCCGGATCTGGCCTCTCGTTTGAATGTTCGATTATTCTTTGAAGAATGTTGATTGAACGTACTCATTTCGCTAAGTAATGCGTTAGAGCGAACACGGAATTTGCCATCACGACACGCACCGACATGATTGTCAGTAATAGTTACTTTTGTAGAATTCGAAGTTAGAAAGCCTATTAATGTAGACATTTTTTTAACTACCGAATTAAATTCTTGCCTTCTGTATAAATTTGGATATACTGCCTTTAATTTGTTAATAACTGTGTTGCCATGATTGTTTTCTTCAGGACAAATAAAAGCGCGATTATAAAGGTGGCCAAGTTTATATAATTCGTCTGCAAAAAGATCAGGATCATAAAAACCTGCAAGTTCGGCTACTTGGTCCCCGGTATGAGCGTTTATGACACATGCAACACTGCTATCTTTTCCTACCCCCCCTGCCGGATCTGCTCCAATTGCATATACCGCACTAGGGTCAGGTAAAGCCCAAACTGATAGAGAGCCTTTACTATTTTTATTGAAAACAACTTTTTTATTATCTAAGACTAAATCACCGATAAATGACGGTTCACATACAAATCTTTTTTGATTTTCAAGGATACTCGATGAATAAACGCAATTCTCACCTGAATAAAAACAAGAAATATCGTCAGTTGGATATTGTCGGTCGAAAGCCTCTTCACTCCCTCCACACGTTGCCCGGATCTGGTAACGACGCCAAGCTATATGGTAAGGTTTTAAAGCAAATTTTTCGAGTAGCTCACGCTCTTTTTCAGAAAGTGGGTAAGCAGGGTCAAGACTCCAATTTTGAGGTCGTTCCGGGTAATGATCAAACCAACGAACGAAATGCCCTTTAAACGGGGCGCCAATACCATGTGCTTTCCAGTCCTGCCATACTTCATAAAAGAAGCCCCCAGCGCCATCCGGTGTCGATTCTAACACTATACTGCCACCTTCAGGAACCGCTTGGAATGAATTGATCAATCTATCCGGGTCAATAAAGGCGGCTTCTGATACATGCAATTTCTGCAATGTATAGCCCTGAAATTCAAAGGCTACCATGATAGAGGATCTTAGGTCTTTCCAGGAAAGCCGGGTAGTGTTGTTGTTCTCTTCCTCAGGTGCGTAGAGATGACCCCAGTCTTTTTTAAACCATTGATTGCACTGCTTAACAATTTCAAAGATCGTTTTAACGGTCTCTTGCTTATGAGCCATTATACCACAAGGTAGTCTATCCCAAATTGCGGCATCGAAAGCTTCAACACAAGCGTAGGTTGTAAAACCTACTTGTCTACTCTTTAATATTATATCACGACCTGATTTAGTCGTTATGAATAGAACTTGCTCTGAGTTTAAGTTGAATTGTGTGTACTTGTTAGTAAGCTTATTACGAATGCGGTATAAGTTCTGAATTCTTTCCGTAGGGCCTAGAGCTACCATTTGCTTGACAAACTCTTCTCTAGCGGCAGCCTCGCTTATTTCCGAGGCTTTCTGTACGGCGTCTAATGCTTCTTTAAACTTTGGAGAAAATGCCATTGATGAGTTACTTGTGAAAGTTAAAGAGGGGGGGGGGAGTAGTGAATAGAGAGCCAGGTTGCCCGACGAGGTCCCTATTCACTGTCTTTGGTTGGTCTACATTTAAAGAGCCCCCAAAACTTATTTAAAGATGTCTAGCACGTGGGAATATTTCTTTGCAGTGCCTATAGTTTATTATACCATACTTTTATTTGCAAGTACTTTGTTGTATCCCTATTACGTGGTAGATCACGAGGTGTATATACTATACATTAGTTGTAATGAACTAACATGCATTACCCCCCCCCTGTAGCTGACTTGCAACTGATTGCATCAGCAAAGGGGGTGTATACACTGGTATGTATTACATGTATATGTATACCATATTTTGCATACTCTTGTCAAATATTTTACTCAGGGTGTTCGCGTAACTAATTGTAAGTAATAGAGAAAAGGGACGCAAATTTATTTTCAAAAGTGCAAAGTGTACTTCTTGCATATTAAAAACAACACATAACACTAAACATATCATGTACTTACCCTATGTTTGAATAGTTGCTATACTTTTAGGCACCTCATAATATGCAATACTGGCGCGGGGTTTGCGAGTTTATAACATTGGGTATTCATTTTATTTCGTTAGTATTAGTTGTATACAATGTGTACTATGTATGTAGAGTTATGTCCAATTGTACACCTCATAGGTGTAATTTTCAATCCCCCCCCTTGTTAATAGTTACTATTACTATCTGGCGAAATGAAAATGATAAGTTTGCAATTGGGTTGTTATATAGGGGTTGCTATATATACGCACTAGGCCTTGAAGTATTGTATATAACTTTTTCTTTGGTTACCTTTGGCGGGCCACCCCCATGCAAAACCCCCCACGGGTCTTTTAATTTGCTTATATTTTCCCCGAAATATTTCTAACTTTGGCACAGTTATTGCTATAGCATTTAGTATGCCAAGTCTATGCAATCGATGGCGGTTATCGCAATGCTCGGGGGGTTGGCACGATAATTGCAATAATGCATATATTATGCCAAGAAAAAAAACTTAACATAATGTATCTACTTTTTCTGAATATTTATTATATCGAAGGGATGGTTAGGGGGGAGAGGGGCGAATAGAATAATAAATAATTAATCTTCATCCATGTTGGGGACAAAGATTGCGACTGCCTTGCGAGAGTCTGATTTGATAGGTGCATAACTGCCCTTAATTTTATGCAATTCTTTTGTAACATTTAGCTTTGTATTTGCAATTGCAAGCTGTTCTGGCACGGTGTTTGCAATAGCAAGATCCATGCCAAGTATCTCATCATAGACTTGCTTGATCTGATCATCGTAGCTATTTTCCCGGATATAGCTCTCAATAGCAAACTGCACCTTTGGATTGCTTAGTTGTTGACACGCTTGCTCAGTAGCAGAAGCTACAGCATATCCACTTGCAATTGCAATGCTTTTCTTTGTTTCCCCAAGAGGCGCCTTTGCAATAAAATTCTTGACAAATGCCTGTTGCTTCGTTGTCAACCCACGGAGGTATTTCTTAGTAACAGCCTTTGGTTTGCCTGATTTGTTGGGCTTACGAGTAGAACTAGGGGGGGAAGTATCGGTCATTTGGAATCCTGTTAGAAATCGCGGCTTTGGCCGCTCTTTAAGTTTTGGCACGTTTCTTGCTACCTTTATTATATCATAGCAATGCATGTATTTGTAGTTAATATTAAAATAACCGCCATTATGTAGCAGTTGCACCTAATTCTTTACATTATTTCTAAGCTCATATAGGTAATATGACTCTTAAAGAGGGAGCTAAAAATGGCGATAGAAGAATATCTCAAGTTATACGGAGAATATAAAACTCTTGATAGAAAGCTGAATGATACTGCTTCAACGCTTGGTAATGCGGCAGGCCTATTAAGACAACGCAAATGTATTTTTTCTAATTGCAATGTTTCAGGCCCACCAGAAATGATGATGTCGTCGGGGCCAACTATTGATGCGAATCAATGGCTTACAGCAGATCAGATACAGCAATTAGTAGTTGATATAATTCTTCTTAAAAAGAAACTTCATTCTGCATGGGATAAAATCTCTTCAAATGAAAGGCAGGGATTACAAGATCCTAATTCGGCGTGATAACCTTTTC